GATGTTGCTAGACCAAAATTTATGGTTTCAATTACTGGTGGTATTGAAACTGGCGGACCTACTCAAAATGTAATTAAAGAATTAAAAGAAGAAGCGGGTTATGAAGTAACGTCTCAGGATTTAATTGAGTTGGGCGCATCTTATATTTCTAAAGTAACATCGGCTTTTGCTTATTTATATACGGTGAATCTTACCGATAAACAACCTGTAGTTGCAGAAGGACAAGACGAACTTGAACAGCTAGGCGAGACTCTTTGGGTAGGACAAAAAGAATTAATTATGCAGGGAGCCGATCCTTTACTTCAAAGTATGCTTGCAAAGATCCTGGAGATTTTTAATACTGAACCAGAAAAACAATGAAATTTTCTGTAAATGAAAAAGTAAGAATCAGCAGGCATAACTCTTTATTATTTGATGCTTCGGGTAAAGAAGCGATTATTGAAGACTATATGGAATGTGGTTCTTTAAAGACTGGAAAATATTATATGTATCAAATTTTCATACCTTCAGAAAACAAAATGGTTTGGGTTGAAGAAAACGAAATATTAAAGGAAAAGAAAAATGCATGAGCTACTACATTTCGTAGGTTTTTGTGGAGATCATTTTTCGCACATTAATCTAATTGATTTTATGTTGATAGTATATACTCATCCTGGATATTTTGCTCAAACATTTTTTAGTATTTTTAATTTTGTAAAAAATATGTTTCGTCTATGAAATTAAATAGACCATTAATTTTTTCAGGAATAATTTATCGTTTAGAAATCGTTGCAATACATGTAATTATTTTATATTGGTTAACAGGAACTATAGATTTTTCTATAAAGACAGGATTAATCGTAAATGGAATTAATATGATCGTTTACTATGTCCACCATTATTTTTTTCTTAAATATTTTAGCAAATGATATTAAGAGGACTTACCAACTATAGAAGAGGGAGACGCAATTGAGCTTTAAAAATATTTTATTTTTATTTTTAATTGTCTCTTCGCTTTATTCATATAAAGAAGTTGAGCCTCCAGTATTATTCCCACAGTTTTTAAATTGTTTAGAATATACACAAAAAGAAGTATGTTTCTGTTGTCAAGAATTTTTTGGAACATGCCAATCAAATAATGTACATAAGTTTGATTGTCTTTGTGATGAATTAGAAGTACCTATTAATGAACGCCGTAATTATACTTTAGGTGAAAAAGATGAGTATTGAGGAATTACAAAATATTAAGAAAGATTTAAAAATGCTTATTGATTATCAGCATAAGCGTACAAAACAATTATATGCCGAATCGGATCAAAATCTTTATCGCAAAGGATTTGCCCATAGCAAAATACTAGTTGAAGATTATATTAATGAAAAAATAGAAGAATTAAAACAAAGACAAGATATGCTATTCTGATTTAACTAAATTTTGTATTATTTATGATAAATTTTCATAATATATATTATGTCGTCAAGCGCTGTGGCATTTCAAGTATATAAAACAACTAATTTAGTAAATAATAAAATTTATATAGGTGTTCATTGCTGTCAATGTAAAAATTGTTCATATTTAGGTAGTGGACGAGAATTAAAAAAAGATATAAAACTTTTTGGTAAAAATAAATTTAAAAAAGAAATATTATTTTATTGTTCCTCGAAAGAGGAAATGGAACAAAAAGAAAAAGAATTAGTCAATTGGGAATTTATAAACAGAAAGGATACGTATAATATTAGTTTAGGTGGCGCTTATAATCAAAAAGGGCTAGCTCAAGTAGTAGATTCATTAGGTAACAATTTCAAAATATCAATTTTAGATGAACGATATTTAAGAGGGGAATTTAAAAGTTGCAGTTTAGGTTATGTTGTTGTTACTGACGGCAAAAAAAATTATAGAGTTACGAAAGATGACCCCAGGTATTTATCTGGAAAATTATGGCCCACAAGAAAAGGCAAAGTCAGTGTGCGGGATAAAAACGGTAATAATCTACAGGTATCAATAAAAGATGAAAGATTTTTGTCTGGAGAACTCGAATCGGTTACAAAAAACAAAGTAATTGTTACTGACGGTAAAGGTAATTATTTTAGTATATATAAAAATGATCCTCGATATAATGTTTCCTTAACACCTATAGCGAAAAATAAAATATGCGTTATAGATAAAAATGGGAATCGTTTTACTGTAGATAAGTCAGATGAGCGCTATTTAAATGGGGAATTAAAAGGAATAAACTCCAACAAAAAATATATAAACAACGGACTAATCAATAAAATGGTATCCGTAGAACAATTGAATAATTATTTAAATAATGGATACAAATTGGGAATGTTACCTAAGCGAATCAACAAGCTTTAAAAACATTTCTTTTAAAGCTTTTACATCTCCTATGGCCTCATGCGGATTTTTATTTTCTATTCCAAGAGCTTTAGCTAACGCCTCTTGAGTATTAGATTCTCTTTCACCTTTAGAGCCATCTTTCTTTATATATTCTTTCGTAGGCAAAACGTTTTTAACTATTTCTCTAATCTTAGTAGTTTTCTTTGTATCAATAAAACGAAATTTACGTATTGTCGAAGCAACGGAATGATTGAATTTTTTTCCTATCGAAACTATTAAACTTAAATCGAATGCGGCATTGTGCGCAATAATAAAAGTATTTTTCGGGTCAAACTTATTTAAAAAATTTTCCAAAGCATCTAAAGCTTCTCTTTGTTCTTTAAGAGCTTTTTCTTTTTTTTCTGCCGACCAGGAAATTAATTTCATAATTTTAGGAAAAGTTTTTGTTTCATCAAATAAAACATACTCATGCAGTTGTCCTAAATCTTTTCCATCTATAGTAAATGCCATTGCGGCAATTTCGGCTAATTCTACGTCGGCAGCAGGTCTAAAATCACTTACTCTACCTTTAATATCGTTAGGATGCATTCCATTTTGTTTAAAATAAGTTTCTAATTCTTTTTTTAAAGGAAACGATAATTGTTGTCTTAAGTTGCGGGATTGTCCCATATAGGTGTGGAGCCCGGTAGTCTCACAATCGAATCCAATAAATATTACTTCTTTAATATCGCCGCGTTTAGCAATCTGGTCTACGCGGTGTTCCTTGCCTTCGGCCAGGTATTGTTGAAATAAAGACATATAATATATTTTGCCTTTACTAAAATATAAAATATAATATATGATAATTTACAAAATAACAAACCTATTGAACAATAAAATCTATATAGGCCAAGATTCAAAGAACAACAAATATTATTTTGGTTCTGGGCGTCTAATTAAACAAGCAATTAAAAAATACGGAAAAGAAAATTTTACTAAAGAAATCTTATGCGAATGTTCAACCAAAGAAGAATTAAATCAAAAAGAAGTATATTGGATAAACCAATTAAAAGCCACTGATAGAAAAGTAGGATATAATATGGCACCAGGAGGAACTGGTGCGCTTTTAGGCGAAAATAATTCCGCCTGGGGTAAATCTCCAAAACAAAGACTGATAGAAAAATATGGAGAAAAAGAAGGTCTAAAAAGATATGATCTATTTGTTGAAAGACAAAAAGCAAAATTAAAATCTAATAATCCAATGAAAGGTAAAAATTGGCAAGACGTGTGGAGAGAAAAGTATAAAGATGCCGCAGAGGGAATGATTCAGGAAGTTTTACAAAAGGCTGCCAACAAATGCAAAGGGCCTAATCCTAAAAAAGGTAGTCCAGGCGAAAAAAATCCTATGCACGGCAGATCGGTTTATGATGTGTGGTTGGTTAAGTTTGGCAAAGAGATAGCCGATCAAAAACTAGAAGCTTTTAAACAAAAATGTAGAGACAGGTATACAAAGCCTATATTTCATTAAAATCAAACTCAGGACTAAAAACATTAATTTCTTTTTCAATAGGTTTTGCAATATAATATCCCATTTTTGCAAATTGTTCTAGTTGTTCCTCTGGAGAAGATGGTTGATATGCAAAATGTTTTTTTCTAATTTCATCCTCTTTCTTTTCCAATTCGTCTGGATCAGCAAATAATCCTCGTCCTGTAACTTGAGCATCCGATAAAAAGAATATTTCACGCAAATAGCAGAATTGAGCAAGAGCCATTATAAGGTCATCAGTGTTGCTAATACCTTCTAAACGTCCTTTTTTGCTCCAACCAAAAGTTTTTAATTCGCTTATTGTTCTTTGAGAATTAATTTTTAAAGCGGGCATAGAAGCTGTTTTTTCTTTAATCAAAAAATTTAACATTAAAGCTAACATGCTAGATCTGTTGCCTACACTCGTAAAATGTCCTGGAATTAAATGTTTACTTCTTGATTTTTCAAAATAAAAATTTTCATAAGGTTCCGTTTTAGTTTCTTCTTCTCCATAGGCTAACCATTGACAAATGCCTTCACCCATTGAGTTTCGTTCAACACTTACTTTTGCATGATTGTAATATTGACCTACCACTTTAATTATTCGTTTGAATTGTTCTGTGTTGGGCTTACCCTGAAACTCAGCGCATTGTTCTAATGTCTCAAGATCTATTACATGAATTGTAGAGGTATCGTTATTTCTGCCTGTAGCAACGTCGCAAGCTAATCCATATTCTTTGCCTTTGATAGGATCATGCCAAACCCATAAACCTTTTATATAGTTAAATTTTTCATCAAAATTTTCTTTAGCCTCTATAAAGCCTATTTCATCTGCAGCATATCCTTCTTCATTGACACTTTCTGGCTTTAAAAAATCCATTCTTATAGGATGAATATACTTTAAAGAATTTAATGTTTCTTCTGGTATAAAAGAATTCTCTAAACTAGTTTGCTCTATACCTAATATTTCTCGGTTATATGCGTGCAAACCCAAATCGGTTTTCATCATTTCATGCCAAGAGGGATCGGAATAGAATTCATTATCATGAATAGTGGGTTGAATTATTTTATATTGAGCTTTATTGCCTTGCTGAATAGTTTCTCTATAAATACGTACATATTCATTTTGCTCCATTACTTCTGGCCAAGTTGCGCACAATACCATTTGAGAAGGTAAACCTTCATTGGTAAACGGCTTTTTAAAACCAGGGCCAAGCGCAGGACCAGCAGACGCCATTATCTTTTTAGCGTTTTTTCCATACTCGGCAACCTCATCCAATATCAATAATGATAATGAACTTGAACGACCAGCATTCGGAGTATTTGGCAAAGATTTAATAACCGAACCATTTTTAAATCTAACTTTTGTTTTACTATCTTCTGTTTTTGTAGATTGTAACCATCTAGGTAAGTTACTGTAAATAAATTCCATTTTTTCAAGGAACTCTATAGATTCTTTTTGTCCTATAGAAACAATTGTAATCTGTTGAGAGGGGAAAAATAAACCTCTCCATAAAGCATATCCCTGAAGAAGAGTAGAAAAACCTACCTGACGCACTTTCTTACTTATAATTCTTTTATTTTTTAATAGATCAATACAAGCTTTTCGTTGCCAATCATAAGAATGTTCTTTCATTCTTACCTTGCCATAAGCAGGATGAGGTACGTAACAATATTCTGTAAAAAAGTATTGGAATCCTGTTCCACCTTCTACATCAGTGCATTTAGTTATTTCTTCGATTATTTGTTGTTCAGTCATAAGGTCGGTTAGTATTCTTTAAAGCCTTAGAATACTCTCCTAAATATTTTATTTCTTTAATAGCATCTTTATTAAAAATGCAGATGGATTCAACATCAATTCCTCGGATAATATCACCGCCAGTAAACCAAACTCCATCGACATCTACAATATGAGGAACATGTTCGTAAACAGTTTTTTTAACATTGCGAGATTTACCATTTTTCATTTCTTGTTTAACGGTTTTTTCTATTCTTTGAGTTGTTCCTACGTCTAAACCTTTTCTTTTTAATCTTAACCAATGCACTCGATGCGAAAGTAAACTTTGACGACTCCATTCTGAATCTTTTTCGTAGTCTTTAAGAGCCTTTCGAATATTACCTACGAGAACCTTTGATACGTCTATTTTAACTTTATAAAGATATATGTCGTTTACCCTTCGATTTTCACCTGCATCATTATGATAATGTTTAGCTATAAATCTGGTCCACTGTGTTCTTGCGGCAGCCCAAAATCCACCTCGAGGTTTAATATCGTAGCTTGAGCTATTTTTTAAAGGGGTTATTTTTAAATTATTTAAATTTAGGCCTTTTGTATTGCTTAAATGTAAGAACCAATGCTCTCCCTTGCCGAAAAATCTATCTGGATCTTTATAATCCTTCAAATGTCTATCTTGCATAGCTTTAGAAGCCAGGGCCATTTCATATACAAGTTTTAAATGTTCAGAAAGCATATTTATTTATATTTTGCTAAAATATAATAAAGTATACTATGGCAAAGGTTAAAAACGATAGAGAAGTAGAAAAACTCTGGAATAATATAGATCAGAATCTTAAAAAGATCGATAGTGATTCTGAAATAGTAGGCGTTCCAGATTGGGATCAATTAAAAGATGATTTGATTCCTGCTATGATTCGAGGAAACGATGATGATCGTTTTAACTTATATGGTGGTTGGACGGCAAAACAATTAAATCAATTTTTTGAAGAAACAGAAGAAAAACTTGTAAAACGCCTTCAGCGCTATAAGTTACATGAAAAAGCTCTTGAACATCCTGAAGTATCCGGAACATTAAATATATATGCCGATGAGGCAACCACAGAAGATAAAGAGGGTAAAATAATTCATGTTCAAAGTAAAGATGAAAAAATTAAAAAAATTATAGAAGAATGCTTTGAACGTATAGGATTAGAAGATTTAGCCTGGCAAATTATTCGTAATATGTGCGGGTATGGTGATGACTTTTATGAAATAGTCGTCGCTCAAAATGCTAAACGTATTTTAAGATTAAATTATATTCCAAGGAATATGATTCAAAGATTAGAAAAGAATGGACAGCTAAAAGGTTTTAAGCCTGTGATGCAACAGGCCCCAGCCGTATCAGAAACATTTTATTATTGGAAAGTTACCGATAATGAAAAGGATAAACAAATAGTTCAACCTTGGAGAATATGTCATTTTAAAATAGGCTCTACAGGCTCTTCTCGTTATGATATTTATGGTGAATCAGTATTAGATTCAACTCTTGCGACCATTAGTAAATTACAAATGATGGAAAAGGCGCTGGTTATTGCTCGTGTTACAAGAGCGCCAGAAAGAAGAATTTATAGAGTCGATGTGGGTACTTTACAGGGTGACAAGGCTATTCGTTATGCTAAAGAAGCTGTTAAACAAATGGTACAAAAGAAGGCTCTTGACACTCTAGTTAATTCAAAAGTAACAACTCAAAAAGATATTTTTGGAGCCGTTGAGGATTTAGTTATTCCTGTAAGAGCAGATACTCAAGGCAATTCTATTGATACTTTACCTCAATTAAATAATCCTGGAGATATTGGCGACTTAGAATATTTTAGAGATAAAATCTTTCCAGGCTTAGGCGTTCCAAGGCAATATCTTTTCGACGACGCTTTTACAAACGCTAATACTAATTTGTCTTCTAAATCTGTACCTTTCGCAAAAAAAATTCGTCGTATACAAAGATTCTTTTTATATAATGCCTACAAGATAGCAACTATAGAATTAAGATTAAAAGGCTATAAAAAAGAAATTACGGATGAGTTCATTCTTTACATGAATAACCCATCTAATATTGATGAAAACGAAAGAACAACAATGGAAACCAATAAGTGGAATCTTATTGCTGCCATTAAAAATATTCCCGGAGCCGCAGAAGGAATTCCTTTTTATCCAGATTATTTAATTTATAAAAATTATTTGGGCTTAAGCGAAGAAGAAATTATTGAAGTTATAAAGTTAAATATACTACAGGCATCTAAGAAAAATCCGTTTAATATTTTTCCAGATGAAGAAAGACCTCCCGGCGCCAATGATATTAATTTAGATGTGACCGCTCCTGCAGAACCTGGGGCAGAAACGTCT